TTGCAGTCAGCATACGATTAATAAAAAAGAACGCCCCGCATATTAAATGGATACTTTCATTTTCTGATGGAATTAGTTGCGGTGATGGTACAATTTATAGGGCAAGTGGTTTTAATTTGATACAAATAAATAACAACACCGATATGTGGCGATTGCCAAACGGGGAAATAATTAGTGGCAACACTTTGCGACAAAGTGGTTACACAAGTTGGCTAAAACCTTTTATTAGTGTTGATAAATTTAACGAATTAAGAAAAGGCAAAAGCAGCAGCGTTCACGTATTAAGATACATAAATGCTGAAAAATTAAAGGGTAACCAATTAAAATATATTTATTTAATAGACAAGTCTTGCACTATAACCGTACCAATAATTCCTTTTAGCAAAATAGACGAACTTGGAGCTGGTATGTATAAGGGTCAAAAAATAACCCTCCAAGAGAGGAGGGCTACTTTGAGCGAGGAGGTCGATTCGAACGCCACTTCTTAATTGGAGTATTAAGCGTGCAACCATTACACTTTCCTCGCAGTTGAAACAAATATAAAACAAAGATATGATATGGACAAAACTGAACAGCATAAAAAGGCAATGCTCGATGCATTGGAAAAATCCCTCGGAGTTGTAACCTCGGCTTGCAAGACGGTAGGCATTGGGAGAACTACGCATTACCTTTGGATGGATAGCGACCCCGAATACAAAGCAGCAGTCGATTCACTATCAGACGTTGCCCTTGACTTTGCTGAAAGCCAGTTGCATAAACAAATAAAGGACGGTAATTCAACCGCTACTATTTTCTTTCTTAAAACCAAAGGTAAGAAGCGTGGTTATGTAGAACGGCAGGAGTTAGACGTATCTACGGGCAAGATGTTCCAAATAGAAGTTCTTGGCAACGATACAGACCAATAAGGTATTTAACCACCTAATCAAAAGCGATAAGCGTATTATCGTTGAGCAAGGCGGTACACGGAGCGGGAAAACTTACAATATCCTGCTCTGGCTTATTTTTTATTACACCGAACGCAACACAGCCAAGACCATAACCATTTGCCGTAAGTCGTTCCCGTCCCTGCGGGCTTCGGTTATGCGGGACTTCTTTGATATTTTGCGTGAACACGATTTATACCGGGAGGACTTCCATAACAAGTCCAGCCACGAGTACCACCTTAACGGTAACCTTGTTGAGTTTATATCGTTAGACCAACCTCAAAAGATACGGGGCCGCAAACGGAACCTACTTTACATTAACGAGGCAAACGAATTGTTTTACGAGGATTGGCAGCAGCTTATCTTTCGTACCGATGGGCGTATTATTCTTGACTACAACCCTTCCGAATCTTTCCATTGGATTTATGATAGGGTAATACCCCGTGAGGATTGCGACTTTTACCAAACCACCTACCGGGATAACCCGTTCCTTGACGAGAAGATTAAGCAAGAAATTGAACGGCTACAATACACCGACGAAGACTATTGGCGTATCTACGGCTTAGGTGAGCGTGGTATGTCAAGAGCAACCGTTTTCCAATTCGGAACGTCTGAAATCCCGCAAGAAGCAAAACTATTATCCTATGGACTTGACTTTGGTTTTACAAACGACCCGTCTGCAATCGTGGCAATCTACCAGCACGGTGAAAATCTTTACTTGGACGAGTTGCTCTACCGAACCGGAATGACAAACCGAGACCTCCACCACCACCTACAATCGTTAGGGCTTGACCGGAGGGACGAAATCTTTGCCGATAGTGCCGAACCGAAATCAATCGAGGAACTGCACCGATTTGGTTGGAACGTAAAGCCCACAGCCAAAGGCCAAGATTCGATTAACGCAGGTATTGATATACTGAAACGCCATAAGATATTTGCAACAGCACGGAGCAGTAATCTAATTAAAGAGCTTCAAAACTATAAGTGGACGGAGGATAAGAACGGCAACTTGCTTAATAAGCCAATAGACGTAATGAACCACGCCCTCGATGCGGCACGTTATGCCGTGTTCAATAAACTTTCTAAACCAAACTACGGTAGGTATTCTATCCGTTGAGTTATTTATCTATGGAACTTAAATTAGTAGTACCTACTTCGCTTGACGAAATCACGCTCGAACAATACCAGCGCTTCGCTCGTATTGAAGGTGAGGGTGAGTTCAAACAAATGAAGATGCTTGAAATCTTCTGCGGGGTTCCGTTTTCAGAGCTACCGAACGTACGCTTGATAGATGCGGTAAGCGTATTGGAACGCCTGACTAAGACCCTATCCGAGAAGCCCGGATTGACTAAATTCTTTCAACTCAACGAAGTTAAATACGGATTCATTCCAGCACTTAACGAAATTTCCCTCGGTGAGTTTGTCGACCTTGATTCTTACTTATCCGATTGGGCAACTATGCACCGTGCAATGGCTGTACTGTACCGCCCGGTCGTAAAGGAAAAGGGTGAGCGTTACGATATTGAAAAGTACGCAGCAACAGACGAGCGAGACGAAATAATGAAACAGATGCCCGCTTCGGTAGTGCTTGGGGCGCTGGTTTTTTTTTATCGTTTAGGGAACGTATTGGCAGCGCATACCCTGCGCTCTTTGGAGAAAGAACTGAAAACCCATACACCAGAGAAGCCCAGTTCGGACAGCGATGGGGATGGTATCAATCAATCTATGCGCTTGCTCAAGGAGATGTCCTCAAATTTGGAGACGTTACTCAACTTCCAATAAACCAGGCATTGACCTACCTAACATTCGAGAAAGAGAAAAACGATATTGAAATATCAATGATAAAAAAATGAGAAGCTTTTACCTTGCCACCGAAAAGATAAACGATTACCTATCCTCGCACCCACTTGTGAAGGTTGTAACCTTTGGGGATATATTCGACGTTGACCTTAACAAGCAGACCATATTCCCGTTGGCGCATATTATGGTTAACCAAGCAACATTCGCAGACCACGTAATACGATTCAACGTATCGGTTCTCTGTATGGATATTGTGGATGAGACCAAGCAGGATATTAGAGACCAGAACGAGCCGTTCTTTGGCGTGGACAACCAGCAGGATATTTTGAATACCACCCTGGCAATTCTAAACGGATTGCAATCACAGTTACGCCGTGGTACGTTGTACACGGAGAAGTACGAAATCGAAGGTGATATTGTTTGTGAGCCGTTTACGGAGCGCTTTGAAAGTTTGCTCACCGGATGGAACCTGACCTTTGATTTGATTGTACCGAATACGGAAATATCTATCTGCTGATGTCCCGTCAAGAATTAGTTGAAGCAACGCTAACCAAGTTCGCCAAGCGGGTTATCCAGCAGGCGAGGAGTAACCTTACCAAGAAAAAAAAGAACTTTAACAAGACGCTCTACAATTCCTTATCCTACAAATTAAAGGTTTCTAAAAACTCGTTTTACCTAAACTTCTATATGGAGGATTACGGTGCTTTTCAAGACGAGGGTGTTAAAGGTGCTGGTGGTACAAGAAAGCAAACAAGCAGTTTCAACAAACGAAACAACAAAGGGAAAATTTGGAAGCAGAAAGCACCCAATAGCCGATTTAAGTTTAAGGAAGGTAAGAAACCATCCGTTAAGCACTTCAAGGCGTGGGCGCAATCAAAAGGACTTAGCCCTTATGCTGTTCGTGAATCCGTCTTCCGTCAAGGAATTTCACCTTCAAGATTCTTTTCTACGCCTTTCAAGATGCAGTTCCAAAAACTGCCAGTTGAGTTAATTAAAGCATTCGGTCTTAATGGAGACGATTTTCAAGCACTTTCAACCGACCCAAAGAATAGATAATGGGACTACCAATAGCCGCCTTTCCGACCTCGTTGCAATTTACAAGGTCTCCGATATTTATCACGCTAACAAAAGGCACAGCCGTTAACGACGGCCTTGTTGACGCTACGCTTACCCTGCGTATTTTTCAAGGTAGCAGCGCAAGTAGTCCAACGGCAGATTACACGTTAACTAAAAGCTCTATTGACGACGAACCTATTGTATTTGAAATCAGCGAGTTAATACGTGAGAAAATTACAACCGTATTAAAGAATGACCCTATTAGCGATTGGGAGAACGCAACAACCGAGGACGTATGGTGTAAGTTCACTATATCCTCTGACTATGTGGATGCTGGAACCCCCGCAAGCGGCCTAATTACAAGCAATCAATCGTTCCTATGTACTGACGGATGGCTGCCGTTTACTACGCAGTCTGGTGGTATTGTTGCGGGTGCTGGCTTAATCACCAACCGCACCATTCAAGTAATGGAAGGATACGAGCAATCGTTGCCCGCCTTGTACGATGCAAACACCGACCTTAACGGAGTGCTGTACAACGTAAACGGAACCGACTATTTTTACGTGCTATCTGACGAGCTTGGATTCTCAAACACAAGTACCCAGTCAACGCAAAAGATTATCTACATTCCCGCTGGCCCGAATAGCGTGGATTCTTTTTTGGGTGTTGAGCCGATTGAGGATTACACTATTTCATTGATTAGCGATAGCGCAGCAGTCAACTACAAAGCACGGGTAGAAGCCGACGGAGGTACGTGCGAGGGGTTTGCTTGCCTACGTGCAGCCCTTGCTGAATTGGGATACGAGGAAAACGCTACCGATTACAATTACGAATTGGTATGCGAACCGAAATACACCCCGGTACGTGTTACCTTCATTAACCGATACGGAGTAAGCGATTACCTGACTTGCTTTAAGGTTTCCACCCGAAGCGGTGGGTTCACACGGGAAAGTTATATGCCGCAGTTGCCTACTTCTTACGACGTAACGCAGCAGTTGCAGTACCGTAACTTTGATGTCAACAGCCGAGAAACCATTACGGTTAATACCGGATGGGTAGACGAGAATTACGACGATGTTATCCGTGAGTTGCTTATGAGTGAGAAGGTATCGCTTCTTTACGATGGGCAGGAGTTTACTGCTAACCCAACCGACGGAGGTGTTGAATACTTTAAGCAGATTAACGCCAAAATGATTAGTTACACCCTGACGTTTGAAATTGCCTGGAACATTAGGAACAACATTCGATGAAAAATAAGGTAACGCTATTTGTAGGGGACGAGGAACTTGATATGTTCGGGGATGAGGATATTGTAATTAACCTTTCCGTACAAAACATTCAAGACATAAGCAAGGTATTCACCGACTTCAGTCAGGGCTTCAGCGTTCCGGCTTCGCCAAGGAACAATGCTATCTTTTCCCATTACTACCGCACGGATATTGTGGGTGGTGCTGACTACCGATTGCGTGCCGAGGGATATATTGAAATTAACGGCTTGGTGTTCCGTTACGGCTCTATTGAACTGGAAGGTGTACAGATGCGTCAAAATGCGCCCTACGCTTACGACGTTACATTCTATGGGCTGTTGGTAAACCTTACGGATTTATTCGGTGAGGATTATTTATACGACCTTGCATCACTTTCCGATTACAATTTAGATTACACCCCGAACAATGTTTATACGGGCTTGCGTGGACGCACGTTATATCCTATTGTTTTCCCGTTAATCACGGCGCAAGACGTTTGGTTCTACGAAAGCGATAATACCAATAATGACCCGAACAACATTTATTGGCATAATCAAAACCAACAACACGGAGTTCAATACTACGACTTGAAACCCGCCATTACTATTGAGGTGATTATTAACGCTATTCAAACAAAGTACGGCATTACGCTTAACGTAAGCGGGATTGAGGACTACGAGAACTTGTATATGTGGTGCCACCGCCGGGCTGGGTATATGTATAAGGACTTGCCGAATGCTATGCGGTGGGTTCAGTTAATAGCACAGACCGAATACGCCCCAGTTGTAGATAATTGGTGGGACTATGGAACCAGCACGTTTACGCCCGAAACAACTGGGCCGTCCTTGTTCTATAATTTTACTATTGATATTAACCCGAACGCTTATACCAACAACTATACCGTAGGGCTTTTCGTAGACGATGTATTAGTAGCGCAGCAGACCAAAAACGGGGCAGTACAAACTACGTTTTCTGAAATCCAAGTAGCCGGCGGGTCTGTTGTATATTTTGCTTTTAAGCAATCTACCAATGAAACCGTATCGATTAACGTTCCTGAAGTAATTATAGACCTTACGTTTGCTCCGAATACCGTTTACGCTAACGCATACAACATTGGGGGGCAATCAGCGATTGCTGTTATAGATATACCTTCTTTGATGCCAGAGCAAAAGATTACCGATTTCCTGGCTTCGCTATGCAAAATGTTCAACTTGGTAATTATCCCAACAAGTAGCACGGAGTTTGACCTAAAGCCGTTGAACGATTGGTATGGCACGGGTACGGATATTGACCTATCCCAATACTTTGATATTACCGAAAGCCAAGTAGAGCGCCCCGAACTTTACAAGCAGATTCAATTCCAATACAACGAGACCGGAGCAATTACCGGCGAGGAATACCGACTAACTAACGACGTTGGTTATGGCGATTTGCGTTCTGAGTTTGTATTCGATACAGACGAGGAGTTGACGGTGCAACCGCAATTCGACCAGATGCTTTTCACCAGGTTAACCGACCAAGATGGAGGAGCGTTAACAAAATTGTTAGCAGGATACGCAGTAACCCGTGAGCTGGAAACATATTTAGGGCAACCATTTTTATTCTATGTAGCAACCCCGGTAACTCTTAGCCCAGCAACATTATCGTTTATTGACAAAACTAATACGATTACCGGCCACGACGCTGTGTCCGTTACAACTGTTGTGTACGCAAACGCATCCAATAAAAATACAAACACCGCATTAACCTATTCGTTAAACTACGGCGCAGATATTGACCCGTGGTTTTTTGAATCAGTAAACAATTCGCTCTACAATACTTATTGGAGTGATTATGTTACGGACTTGTACGACCCTTCCCGTAGATTGGTACGCATTCCTGCTATATTGCCTTTGGGCAAGATTCTAAACTTCGACCTAAAAAACAAGTTAATTTGGAACGGCGAGAAGTGGATTGTAAACAACGTGCAGATTAACCTTACCACGGGCAAGGCAGAGTTTGAACTATTAAATGATGTATGAGGGAATCTTATTTGAGTTATTTGATTGCACTCCTGAATAGCGACACTTACTTTGGCGTATCGCCGGAGATTGATATTGCAAAGGGTATGTACAAGATAGGTGGTAAAAATGCAAATTATCGTAAATGGCGGTCGTTGAAACAGTAAAGATTCAAGGGGATGGTTCGGGGTTAGAGGCAACTCTTGAAAAACTTAACGCCACCGTTGAAAAATTAGCAGATACCCTCGGAACCGTACAAACGGAATCCAAGCAGGGGTTTGAATCTATGGCCAAAGGCGTTAAGAACGTCGAGAAGCAAACGGGCAAAACCACCGGGGCAATAGGACGCCTTGTGAGTTCAATTAAAGGGCTTGCGATTGTTACCGCCGTCGGTGATACCATTTTAGATGTATTTACTTCAAACCAAAAGGTTGTTGACTTTTTTAACACGAGCATCAATACAATCAAGATTCTATTCTCCGAATTGGCAGAGGTAGTATTCCCGGTTGTAGAGAAGGCATTGGATTCTTTGTTTACCGACCCGGTACAAGCAATTAAGGACTTTGGCGCATTGGTATATGAATACGGCATTAACCTATTTAAGCAAATGGGTAACGCTATTGGGGAACTTGGTGGTGCTATTGTATCGTTCTTCAAGGGGGACTTCGCAAAGGCATCCAAGCAAGCCAAGGAAGCGTTTAGCGAGGTTGTGGACGGCGTTGTAGGCGTAGAGGAAGGTGGGCTTGAAATAATTGAAAAAGCCGCAGAGCGTGTATCTAAAAGAGTTAAGGAGGCAATCAAGGAAGGCCAAAAGCTTACAGCACTTGAAAAGGCCGCAGCACTTGCAGACGTTAAACGACAAAAAATTCAGTTAGAGCAACAGCGGTTGGCGGAATTGCAACGCCAGGCACGGGACGATGAGTTTGCTTCTATTGAGGATAGAATTAAGGCCAATGAGGAATTGGGCAAGATTCTTGAAAATCAATACACCCTGGAAGCAGAGCAGATTCAAAAGAAGATTGCCTTTGCCCAAGCGCAATACAACATTAACAAGACCACGGAGAATGCCGTAGCGTTAGCTCAGGCCAACTTGGAACTTACAGACCTTGGCGAGCGTTTGGAAGGTCAACGCTCCGAGCAGAAGATGAATTATATTTCTTTGCTCCGTGAGGAAAAGGATATTGAGCGTAGCAATACGGAAGCGTATATCGCCCGTCTGGAAGCGCAATTAAACCTTGATGCGGAATTGATTAACTCCGAGCGTGAGCGTTTGAACGTGCAACTGCAAAACATTGAATTATTAAAGACGGCACGTATTGCCGCTATCGAAGACGAGTTAGCATTAACAAAAGAAGGAACCGCACGTTACAACGAACTGATTAACCAACGTGCCGAGGTTGAACAGAACTCCGCAGCTGAAACAGCCAAGATTAAGAAAGACCTTAACCAAAAGGATATTGATGACCGCAAAATGGTTAACGATGCGTATATGAATTTAGCGCAGCAATCGTTATCAGCTCTTGCGTCTTTATCCGAATTGTTTGCGGGCGATAACGAAGCCCGTCAACGTAAGGCATTCCAGCTTAACAAGGCGTTACAAATTGCAGACGCTACAATGGCCACTTATACCGCCGTTGTGGGGGCGTTGGGCGCAAAGGGTGCGGATGGTTTGTTACCGTTCCCGGTACGGGTTGCTAACGCCGTTGCAGCGGGTGTTATTGGTGCCGCTAACGTAGCAAAGATTGCAGCTACAAAGTTTAGCGCATCCGAATCACCGACCCCGGATACTAACGCCCCGGATATGAGTTCCGCTGGTGGTTCAATGTCTCCGCAGTTTAACGTGGTAGGGCAAGGTGGAATAAACCAATTAGCGGCAAGTGTAAACGGGCGCAATCAGCAACCCATCCAAGCATACGTTGTAGCTGGACAAGTTACCAACGCACAACAATTAGCACGTAGACGAGCAAGAACAGCAACATTCGGATAATGAAAAAAGTAATTGAACTTGTCCTTGAGGAAACCGAAGGACTAAACGGAATCAACGCAATATCTATCGTTGAACACCCAGCAATCGAAGAGAACTTTATTACCCTTGCAAAAGAATACGAGGTAGAGTTCAAAGCGCAAGACGAGGAGAAGCGTATCCTTATGGGCGCAGCCCTTATTCCAAACAAAACAATCTACCGCAACCAAGGCGGTGAGGAGTTTTACGTGTACTTTTCCAAGGATACGGTACGCAGGGCTTCTGAGTTATTCTTAATGCGTGGCTATCAAGGTAACACCACACTCGAACACGCCGCAGAATTAAGCGGCTTGTCGGTAGTGGAATCTTGGATTGTAGAAGACCCACAAAAAGACAAGACCGCTATCTACGGAATGGAATTACCCGAAGGTACCTGGATGGTTTCAATGAAAGTCAACAACGACGATATTTGGAATAACTACGTTAAGACCGGACGGGTTAAGGGCTTTTCTATTGAGGGC